TGTGTATAAGAGACAGGGCGGGAATGTTGTAGATCGCCTGCACCCGGAGACACCTGCACTGAGCTCTTTTCGGACATGGGTTCGACTCCCATCGCCTCCACCAAATGTGAATCAGGCGAACCCCCCACGATTTACTTCGTGGGTGCGTTCTTCGTCCTGACCATGCCGCTCCCTGAGCGGTAAAGAAATAGGCACTCGGCCTTGATAGCCGGGTGCCTATTTCTTTTTGCCCTGCTGACAATATAAACAACATATTGCGGTCAATAATTGTGCAGTATACGTCTTGATAACCATGCGCGTGTATGGTAATATACAATCACAGTAAAGGAAAGGTGGACAACAAAATGAAAATGAATCTGGTTAAAGAGCTGCACAAGGAAATCGATGGTGACAACTACGGCATGAAGCTGTATCAGGTCGGCCAGTACGAGGTCGAGGTTTTCCATACCGATTATGCAAGCGGAGCCGTGGAAGATGATATTCGGGTTTCTACCGTGGACGGGTGTAGCAGATACGTCCCAAAGATCTACTACAACAGCGAGTTCTTTGGTTCTAAGGTGAAAGCGTTCACCATCCAGACCGTTTCTTATGGAGATCTGAAGCCTGAAGATTTCAGGGCCTATCTTGCTGCACAGAACGAGGCTCTGGAAGTCGTCGAAACCCTGAAAAAAGAGCTGCTGTAACAAGAACCCCGCCCCGAAAAGGCGGGGTTTATTTTTTGACAAAAAGACCATATACACGCCAGTATCTTTGTGCAGTCTAGCTCTTGTTTGCCATGCGTGTGTATGGTAATATACAGACACAATAAAGGACGGAGGTAAATCCAAAATGACCGCTAAATACTTCGCAAACTCTGCAAAATATCAGATCACACTGAACCGTAAAGAGGCCGAGGCCCTCGCCTACTATGGCAGCTCCTACGACTACCTGATCACCGCTCTGAAGCTGTGGAGCGATGAGGCCGCTGAACTGAAGATCTTCGTCGATAACAAATTCACCGTCATGGCCGACCTGAACCGGGCACTGGCTGCCAGCAGGAATTAAGGAGGGCACCGCAATGAAGAATGTTCTGGTTGATATGCTGAAGGCTCAGGGCTTCACCGCCGCACAGTCCATGGAGTTCGCTTGTGAACACACGTTGCTCTCCAAGAAGTACGAGAAGCAGGTGCAGACCTGCTGGTACGGAGAGCAGACCTCCACGCTGGAGGTCAAGTTGTTCGTCAATCTGGAGGCCGGGGTCTGCCGGGTGTGGTTCTACTCGGACGGTCGGCGGGATGCCTACAAGGAGCGGTGGTACTCCACTCTCGGCAAGCGCACCTATAACGCTATCGCCGAGACCGTCAAAAACGCAGGGTTTGAGATCTGAATAACGAAAAGGCCCCCGGCAGAACGCCGGGGGTTTTCTTATTCTTCTTGCTTCTTATCCCCGGCCTCCGGCTCGATCAGGTCCTCGATCTGGCAGCCGAGAACCTTTGCCAGCTTGAGCAACTGGTAAACGTCACGGGGCACACGGAGGCGGCGGCACCATGACTCAATGGTCCGAAGCGGCACCCCACTCTGCTTGGACAGGTCGGATCTGGTCATGCCCTTTTCAATCAGCTTTTTGTCGATGGGGGTCATGTTCTCGGTCATCGTCAGTTTTCTCATGCGGTGATCACTCCTTTTCATGGTCTATTATACTGCGTGTGTATGGCTTTGTCAATTTGACGAAATAACCATACATACGCATTGTTATTTGTGCAGTATACACCTTGATAACCATGCGCATGTATGGTAATATATAGACACAATAAAGGACGGGGGTAAAACAAAATGACCAAGTATACGAAGTTCGAGGCAATCTTCAGAAACGAGACGCTGGTTTTCACCGACAGAGATCCGAAGTTCAGAAACCGGCTGGATGTGTACAATTACATCTGCGCAGAGCGGCTCGGCAAGAAGTACGGGAAGCTCATCCGCATCAATGAATCTACGATTTGCTACTAAGAAGGAGGGCTGAATCATGGAAATCAAAAACGTGCACTGCGAGAAGCAAGCGCTGGAACTCTTCAAGATGATGCCGGACAACAAGAAGTCGTCTCTCCACAATGCGTTGAGCAGAAACCTTGAGTTTACCACTTCTTGGGGACTGGAACTTGGCGAACTCCGTGCTTATGAGAACGGCGTTTACATCACTCTCCAAGGTACCCGCTGCAGCTTTTCCGTGTATGCAGAGTTGGTGAACGGAAAGCCTGTTTTCAAGCGCAAGCCCCCTGAAAGCAAGCTCAGCCTGAAATTCAGAAGCGGCCTGCTGTTCGATGCTGGAGACTTCAACGAATTCTAAACAATATTGGAGGACTAAACCATGTTTGAGATCACCGACGCCGAGAAGCTGAGAGACGCTTACACCCTGCTGGCATTCATCCGGGACGACGTTCCCGCAACCACAGTCGAACAGAAGTCCGGCATGGCCGCCTTTATGGTCAGCATCAAGAAGGAGATCCGGGCCTACAACAACCGCCCGGCACCTGACAGCCGCATTGTCGAGGAGCGCGGCATTGATGGCTACATTGAACTGGTGCAGCTCCCGGACGAGCTGGACAAGGTCAACGAGGACGATGCCGCCGAGTGGTTCCGGGCAAATCGCTACTATGAGTTTTACCCGACGGCCTATGACTGCTCTGGGCAGCGCTTCACAAACTGGTACAAGCTGCACCGCCGCTGCGGGCACTGGTTCGCATATCATTCGGTCAGCTTTGACGTTTAATCAAAAAGGAGATCTGAAGAATGGAGTGGCGTATCCGGGAAAGCTCCCACGGCGGGTTCGTGGCTGAGCGCGGTATGAAGCATGAGGGTGGCGTTCTTGCCCCCTCCGGCATCGGCTACACGATGCCAGTGTTCATTGTGTATGAAAGCTCCCATTTCGATACCCGCCGTCAGGCGGAGGCGTATATCAGAAGGAGGACGAAATCATGAAAATGGTAAACGCAAAGGGCGAGGCCGTCTATTTCAACCGGGCATGGAAGCACGGGAAGGAGACGTGGGTGGTTCAGGGCATCGGCGAAACGCTTGTGATCGGGCGTGACCGCCAGAAGCGCAGGAGCCGCACATTCACCCAGCTGCCGCAGGCTGAGAAGTACCTCGCTCGCATGGGGTTCAAAGCCGCCCCTTGAGCCTTGATTTTTCCAACGGAAAAAACACCCCCGGAGAAGCGTGTAAACTCTCCGGGGGTGTAACTTTATTCTGAATATGCAAAACGCCACACAGGGGCTTTCTGTGCGGGCACAGAAAAGGGCAGGTGCTATTGTGCATCTGCCCTTTGTTTTGTGTGTGGTTTTACTCGCTACAGAGCCACTCTGCGTAGTGGAGGTTGAGCCACCCGGCTCCGCTCTTGAGTCTGCCGTAGCTGCCCTGCACCTCGGTGATGGTGAAGATGTTCGGGCCACGGACGACCACGGTGGCGGGATACTCACTGCCGGGGCCTTTCCGGGCGGCGACCATCGGGACGGTCACCCGGACCAGAAATGGCGGCTGCGTCACATTGTACTGGGTCAGGTTGTACCGCTCGATCATGGCACAGAGAACCTCGACGTAGTCCGGGGCGGTGGCATACCCGCCGTCCTTGATGATCTGGGCAGCGGTGCGGTAGTCCAGCTGCCAGCGCAGTCCCTTGTACCGCAGGTCGGTGCCGTTCATCGCCCCGGCGAGGTATGCGCTGTGGTCGGCGATGGAATCCTCAATGCTGGCATACACCCGGAACTCGGAGGGCTGCCGGACGGTTTCTCCGCTGCTGGCCTCCGAAGATACCCACGTCATGCTTTTCCCGGTCCATGTGGAGCCGGGCCAGTCGTTGCCGGAGAGGTTCTTCTTCATCCCGAAGCAGTTGTTGGAAGCCGAGGCCAGCGGAGACCGGCCCCAGAAGCTTTCGATGATGAACTGGGCGAGGGTGATTGCTGCCGGGATGCCGGACACGACGTTGTCCAAGGTGGCCAGCGGTGCAACCTTCTTGATGACCGCTTCGTGGGACAAATACTTCAGTTCTTCTGCTTGCATGGTGCCCTCACTTTCTGGCGGTGTACTTCAGGCTGATCCATCCGGCTCCGCTCTTCAGCTTGCCCCAGCCGCCCTGCTGCTGCACGATGGTGAAAGCCTGCCCCTTGCTCACGGTCTGGGCGACGGCGTAGCTCGTGCCCGGCCCTTTGCGGACGTTCAGGCTGCTGGCCGTGATCTGAACGATGAACGGCTCCGGGGCAGCCTCTGCGCCCAGCCGCTTGTTGACCTCGCTGGCGATGTACGGGAACTTGCTTTTGAGGTAGGGGCCGGGGCAGAGCGTGGACTTGAAGTAGCAGTGCATCGTGAGGTTCCCGGTCTTGTCGCCGGTGAAGTTGAGCCGCTGGATGCCGTTGCGCTTGCAGATGTCCACGCACAGATCGATGAGCGAGGCCATCGCCTTGTCGCTCACAGTCCAGTTCGGGCCGAGGGCGTTGTTCGCCACCTCGATGGTGACGGCCTGATTATCATTGTCCGGGCTGCTGGAGGTCCATGCCCGGTCCTTTTCCTCGACGTACATCCCGATGCGGCCATCGGTGCCGATGCCGTAGTTGGAACTCGCCCTGCGGCTGGTCGGGGCGAAAACTGCGCCGCACTGCTCCACGGTCAGATTGCCAGCCATGTGGTGGATGGTGATCTTGCGGATGGGCTTCTTGCGGGGGCTTGTCCTATTCGGGCTGATCTTGGTGTAGGAGATCAGAGAACTGTTGCTCATGGGAGCGACCTCCTTTCTCCCCGGCGGGCTGCTGCACCCACCGGGGAAGGTCTGAATGTGTTATTCTTTGGTGATTTCGTCGGCGATGTTCTCGGCCACCTCGTCCATCTCCTTGATGGCGGCATCGATGAAAGCGTCCAAGAAGGGCGTGACCTCGATGCCTTTCATCTTGAGCAACTTGACGACCAGAGCGTGCTTGTCGGTCTTGGGGATTTTGCCAGCTTCTGCGGCTTTCTCTGCGCCCTTGACCAGTTTGCAGACCAGCGAAAAGATGCGCTGCTCACGGAGCCAAGGAATGCCGATCTTGGCAGCCATGAAAACGGCAATGGTGCCGATGATCTCCATGACGTTGGGCAGAATGGCGGTTGCAATTTCGGTGATATTCATAGTTTTCCTCCTGTTAGATGTCGTTGGTTTCGTGGGCTTTCTGATTCAGATGTTTCTCCAGCTTGGAGAGTGCATCCTTGCAGGGGCCGTCGCAGCCCTGCTCGATCAGACCCTGAAGTGCGCCCTTCAGACCATAGCAGAGCAATGTCTGCTCGTCCTCGATAGCTTTGATGAATTCGCTCTGTTTTTTGTTGATCTGGAATACCTTGAAAACAGCGACGACTACACCAATAATCACGCCGATGGACGTGATTGCCGAGGCTACCTCTTTGATGGTGTCGAGGTCAATGTACATCGACTCACTTCACCTCCTTCCCGCCGCTATTGTATAAAACTGCGGAGCAGGTGGCCTCGATGTCTTGGAGTTGCTCCTCTGCGGTCACGGCTCCAAGCTGGGCGAGTAGGCTGTTCTGCTGTTTCACGATTTGAAGAAGCGATTCGAGGGTGTCAATCAGGAACTCGACCAGCTGAAGAATATTCATCCTGATACCCCGTGCTTTATGCGCTGTAAGTATCGCCAGTAATTTCGGCGTACTGCTCAGGAGTAATCCACTCCTTGGTGACGGCCTTTTTCAACGCCGCCTTGGTGAGCTTGTTGGTGTCGTACATGCGCTTCAGGTAGTTGTACATTGTGAATCCTCCTTTATTCCAAAGAGTCGATGACGAGCTGCTCCACGACGGAGTTGAGAGATGCGTTTTCCTGCTGAAGGTCGGCGACCGTGTTCTTCAGCTCGGCGATCTGCTGCTCAGGAGTCAGATCCGGGGTCACGTTCTCGGCATCCTTCGCGGCCTGCAGCCAGACCTCGAAGTGCGCCTTGACACGGCTTTCGAGATTGGGCGAGAAGGTCGCCTGCAGACGGTAGGTATCATAGGAGAATACCAGTTCCGGCTCACCGTTCTGGTCCTTGCGCTCACTCTCGGTGACGTCGCTATAAAAGATCACAGTGCATGGTGCGCCGTTATGCGGGGACAGGACTTCGATTTTGAATTTGCCGCTGGGCTTGACATTGCTTTCGGCTCTCATTTCGGATTACCTCCTTGAGCTTGTTCAGGTGGATATACGGGCGGACATATACGTTCCAGAAGTGGCGGCTGTCGCTGTGCTTTATCCAACCGAGATAGCTGACCATCGCTTGTGCGTTTACGGGGCTGACCTCCGGGAGTTTAGAGATCCTCTTTGCTTTTCGGCGAAGTCGCAGGCAGATGCTCTTCCGAATTGTCGTTTTTACCGGGTAGAACTTAAAACCGAGAAAGTCGAGAAATCTCTTTTTGATGGGAAACACTTGCCAGTTGCCCTTCATACTCAGAGACATTTCGCGGAGTTTCTTTTCGATGGCGACCTGCGCCTTGTGCAGTCGGCGCTTGCTTGATGAGAAGCAGACCATGTCGTCAATGTATCGAACGTAGTGTTCGATGCGCAGTTGCTCTTTGATGAAGTGATCAAGATCCTGCAAGATGAAATTGCAGAACCATTGGCTGGTATAGTTTCCGATGGGCACTCCGTGGGCATAGCTGTCTACGATAGAGTCAATCAGCCACAAAACGTCTGGGTCTTTTATGCTGCGACGAAACCGCGCTTTCAGGACGTCGTGTGAAATAGAAGGGTAAAACTTGCGCACGTCCATCTTGAGGACGTACTTGCTGTGCTGGGGGTCTTTGCGTATCCACTTTTCGATATGCTTCTTGGCAAGATGTGAGCCACGTTTCGGGATGCTGCCACAGGAGAACTCGTACATTCCGCGCATCAAAACTTTTTCCAGCACCTGAATCAATGCGTGATGAATGCACTGGTCAGGGAAGAATTTCGGTTCTGCGATGATACGTTTCTTGCGCTGGATGCCGTCATACATTTCTGTGATGCGATAAGGTGACGGATCATAATTCCGAAGGAGGAGAATTTGCTGAAGCTCCAGTGCGTACCGGTCGACATTGTCGAGGATGCGCCGGACGTTCTTGCGGCGCTTCTTTCCTTTGGCTGCTGCGATGATCGCGTCTCGCAGGTTGTCGGTGTCGCATATCAGTGGGTAAAGGTGCCCGACTCTTTTCGATGTGAAGTTGGGCGTGGTTGAAATTTCATTCATGGTTTACGTTAGCTCTTTTTAGCCTTCACGGTCTTTCTGCCTTTCGGATACTAAACCGTGCCATTTTCAGGCTGTATTTTCACCAAGGGGTGAGGAATATGGGGTGCAAGCATTTGTTGAAATTTCAGTGGAATTTGTGAAATGCTTGAAAATGAAAATAAAATGTAAAATTGTGAGCTAAAAAGTGAGGCCGACCGCCGATGTTCCAGTTCGCATTGGACCAGCCGTTGTTGCAGTTCCAGTAGAACGGGCCAGCGTTGCCGCCGTTGTTCACGTTGCCGCCCCGGAACGGGACACGTAGACGGTCGCACCCCATATCCCTATACTTTCGGATTTATTGATAAACGGGATGAGAAGGCAAGGTTTCCGGGGGAAGTTTCCCCCGGTCCTCCTCAAAAGCGGAAATGGTTATTTATAGAGAGGCCGACCGCCGATGCCCCAGTACGCACTGGACCAGCCGTTGTCGCAGGGCCAGTAGAACGGGCCAGCGGTGCCGCCGCTGTAAACGAGGCCGCCCCGGAACGGGACACGCTCTCCGCTATTCTGGTAGTAGTAGTCGGCATAGTAGGTGACGCTGTCGCCGCCGACTTCCGAAGTGATAGCCGCCATCGGTTCCGAAGCGTCATACCCCAGCTCTTTAACGAAGCCATTGGTGGACGGTGCCGCATAACCGAGCGCGACATAATCTCCGGTATAAATGGAATCGTCGTAGCTGTTACGGACATGGCAGAGGTGGTGTACCCAGTCGCGGATATTGTCGCCATCAATCTCCTGCCAGACATTTCCGAACCAGTCCTCAATCCAGAGGAAACGCACGGCGTGTTTTGCATCCTTGACCATGGTGCCGTTAGGGCTTGCCATTGCGGTAGTTTCGCCGCTGGGCTGGCCGCAGCTCCACAGGACATTTCCCGTTGCAATATCCACGGGAGCGCCATCAAAAGTGATCACGCTTTCGCCGTCCGTATCGCTAGCTTCGATGGACACAATTTTGCGACCGAGGAACTTGCTGGTGTTGCCAGCACTCGTGCCGCATCCGACAGCCTGCCCAATGAGGAATCGTGCAGCCTGTGCAGCAGTAAGCGTGATGGTGTTGGATGCCGGAGAATCGTGCAGGGCTTTATCGCTGTCAGAGTATTCCATGCCAGTGCGACCGGGACCAAGGACGTTCTGTGCATGGCCATTGGCAAACATCACCAGATAGAGATGTTCCAGTGCGAGCGAACTCCAGACATCATCCAGACTCCAGCCGATGCCTTTTGCTTTAGAAAGGGTGCGGAACTGCTTTCTGTTGCGATTGATCAGCGGGTGGGTACCAGAAATGGAGCGCATGGTCTTGCCATCATCCGAAAGAGAACCCGGGAAAATCGGCAGGTAAACGCGGGGTTTGTATTCATCGCCGGTCGCATCTTCCCAGAACAGTGGGTCGGCTTTGAGCTGACCGCCGATGCTGGTGGGGGCAATCCAGCGGTATTCGTAGGTTTTGCCGTCAGCATCCTGCTCAAAGTAACGGGAAGAGAAGAACACGGGCACCTCCAGCATAGCATCGCCGTTGGTGCCGTCCCATGCGAAGTCTGCATCACCGAGGTATGCGTTCACGGAACCGTTATTGTCGAGGTTGCAGGGACGCATGGAGCAGTAAGGGTAGACGCTGCTCATGAAGTCGTTTTCAACCGCACCGGTGCCAACCGCTGCATTTGCGGTCAAGCCGACTGCGTCACCCAGACGCTCCCATGCTACGGGAGAGGATGCACCGACCGCTCTGCGGACACCGTATTTCTTGGCGGTCATAAATTCGAGGACGCTGGTGCGGCTCTGAAGCACGCCGACCTGTGCCTTAACCTCCCGCATATCGTCTGCCAGCGCATACGCACCACTGCCAGCAGTAATCACAACGCTCCCTGCATTGGAGATTTTGAGGGTGTAATCAAAAATCATGCTGACGGAATGGTTGCCGCTGTATGCCGGGAAAAAGTCGGCGACGCTTTCGTCGGTGCTGACGGAAATACTGTAGAGGATTTCTCCTTTGGTCGGATCCTTTGCGAAAATGCCGACCTCAGTGACGGAGAAGCCGCTCTCCACGGTCTTGTTATCAAAAACGCACCGCATCGAAAAGGTGTCCCCATCTGCGCTTTCAGAGCTGATGCCGACAGACAGCTTTTCGGCCTTGAGGGAAGATCGCGTGGAAGTATCCTCCGTCTTGGAATAGCTGCCAGAGCCGATGGCTGCGCGGGTGATTTCGGGGGTAATGCCGCCAGCCTGCCATTTTGCCAGCAGCGCTTTACCGTTGCTGGTCAGGACGCCGGGTTTGAATTCTGCTGCCATGTTGTGAACCTCCTGTTTTTATTTCTCGGCGGCTTTTGCGAGAGCCGCCTGTGCTTCGAGTTTATAGAGTTCCTCGGTATTGGCGATGCCGATCAGCTTTTCTGCTTCATCCCTCGGCAGGAAGATTTTGATGGGGTTGACGTCGCCGATCTGGAAATATCGCCGGTTGTAGTAGTAGGCGCAGGCGAGGCTGCGGGCCTTATGGGCCAGACAGATATTGGTGATGCGTTTGTTCGGGGTTCCGGTGCATTCATAGTTATACCCGCTGCACCACCCACACCCAGCGGCCACAGGACATTCCATGCACTCCTTCGTGGACTGGCTGCTCCGGGTAATCGCACCGAGTTCTTTTCGGACTTCCTGCTGTTCTTCAGTGGCCCAGAGTCCTTTGTTGCTGCCGATGCAAACCCTATTTGCCTTTTCTTCTCCGATGCTGATGGGGGCGTATCTGATGCAGGGATATGCCTTGCCGTCAGGTGCAAAGGCTAACATTTCACCAGTGCCACCGCAAAAATTTCTGTCATTGACACTGTCCGGGTACCCGACATGATCGCCCAGCATGGTTACATAGGCTTCTTTGTGTTCGTCGATAAGCCAATCGGCCAGCTTCCTCAGCTGCTCGTAAAGAGCAGCGGCGTCACTTTCCGAATAAACCGGCTCGTAGGCGTAGTTGCAGGCGACCTTCAGGCATCCTTCCTCTACCATCATTTTCACGCTGTCAAAAATGTACTTGAACGACCCGGGGACGAATGTCATCTTGGAGTGATACCAGCCGTACTGTTTGCCGTCCTGAAAAGCCCGAAAGGCGGCAGAAAAGGAGCCTTTTCCGTTTTCGTCCACGCGGAAACGGTCATGCAGCTCCTGCACGCCATCGATGCTGACGGTAACGCTCATCTGGGAGTGATACTTCCGAATCAAATGTTGGGCGTCCGGCGTGAACCAGAGCAGTCCGTTGGTTGCAAAGCTGATTCGAGTAAAAGGCGCAAGCGGAAGACGGCGGCGGTAGACTTCATCAAACCAGTAGTCGCAAATCTTCTCGATCAAAGCTGCTTCAAGCAGCGGCTCTCCGCCGATGAAGGTCAGAACAACAGCTTTGGAGTTCTCGTTGATGAAGTCGCTGTCTCTGTCTGGATGCTCGAACATGTCAAGAATCAGGTTGCAAATATCCTTTGCGGTGTCGAGGCTCATGTGCTGCTGTCCCTTGTGATGCTCATAGCAGTACGAGCAGCGGAGGTTGCAGCCGCTGGTCACCTGAAAGGTGATCTCTCGGCAGGCTGCCATATTCTGCGTATCGCCCCGGCGGTAAAGGCGCTGGATCATGTTCCCATAGTCCTCAAAGCGTTTACTCGTAAGCATTGACTACCACCTTCTCATCTTCGAAGTTGAATTTGGAGTCCCAGTGGTCGAAGCTGGAAATATTAGGAATGTGCTTTGCAATAGCCATGCGCTGCGCAATGGCCAGCTTGCCCTGTGCGATTCGGCAGGGTTCAGCATAAAAGAGAAGCATCTCTTTTGCCTTATCGCTTTTGGGGTTTCCGTCCTCATCGACAAGGCTCTGACAGAGGGTGCCCATCAGCTGTTCAAAGCTGAAAGCCTCAAAGTATGCCCGCTCCACAGTTTCACTTTCCTCGGTAGAAAGCTGAATTTCAAATGTTTTCTTTTCCGTCATGGTTGTCCTCCTTCAGGATGTTGATGGACGGGATGTGAGAGAGAATCCGGTCGTAACCCTCTTTGGACGTAAGAAGTGCCGACATCGCCTTGATTGCCTGTCGGGTGTATGCGGGCATATTCTGCGTCATATACTCTATCGCGGTGTTGGCGACATGGTGCATGAACAGCGCATCCAGATCAGATGTAACCTCCACATTGACGGCCTCCAAGATTAAGGAAGCGGTTTTGTCGTCGGGATTGATGGGATGCTGGGATTTGCTAAAGGTTCGGCAAGCAAGGCCACAGGTATATAGGTTGAGCTTTTCGTCACTCAAGTTCACCTCACAGGCTGTTGCAGCGGCCTCTACAGCTGTCCCGCAATACAGAAGAAAACGGTCAAAGTTTGTCAAATCCAGCGGGCAGAAGCTGCTGATGTCTGCGAGGCACCATGCAAGTTTATCCTCTCCGTCCGGGATAGTTTGAATCAGCGACGCAAAGTCATTCGGCTTGATCTGCTGCCCCGAAAGAAACAGCAGAAGGGGCTTGCTGCGCTCAAAAAGGACGTTGACCTTGGAATCGTTATTCTCGGTATAGCTGAATGTCATAGTCATGGCCTCCGATTACCAGTGGACTGAGCCGCAGAAGCTGGAGCAAGATCCAGAGCATCCGCTGCAGCCTCCAGTGCAGCTCCCAGAGCAGGATCCGTCGCAGGATCCAGAGCATCCATTACATTCTGTGTCGCATCCACCAACGCATTTACTGCCGCAGTTTCCGTCGCACGCGCCCTTGCAGGTGTTATCGCAACCGCCGACGCAGGTGCCTGAGCAGAACCACCCTTTGCAGGTGTCCTCACAGTTGCTGGCACAGAAACTGGAGCATCCAGTCGTGCATTTTCCGGTGCAGTCGTCTGCGCAGCTTGCATCACAGGAACCATCACAAGAGCCACTGCACCCATCGCAGCTATTCTGGCATCCACCAGAGCAACCACCGGTGCAGGTGTTATTGCAGCTACCAGTGCAACTGCCGGTGCATCCTTGACACTGCCCGGTACAGCTACCGGTACAGGTTGTTTTGCACCCACCAGAACATGTGTTGTTGCAGCTGCCGGTGCAAGTTGTGTTGCAGGTGTCTTTGCATCCACCGGTGCAGGAATTGAGGCACGTATTTTGGCATCCATTTTGACACCCACCGGTGCAGGTCGTGCTGCAGCTCCCGGTGCAACTACTGCAAGCCGAATAGCAGCCTATATAGCACAGGCCAGAGCAGGACGCATGACATCCACTTGCAGAGGTGCTCCCTGCGGTGTCCGGCGCTGTCGTAAGCGCTGCCAGCTCTGAAAGGGCATCATTCAACTGGGACGCTTCAATTTCCGTGATGTCCTTTTCGGCGTGAGTCAGTGACGAACCACGGGCTGCGTTCAGCGGATCTGTTATTTTATTGAGGTGTTCAGCGAGAATGTCAGTTTCAGTGACCGGCGTTACGGTGTAGTCGTAATTGGAGCCAGCGTAAGCGCTAAGGCTGCCCTTACTTTGCCCCTGCGCAGACCCCTCCGTTTTGCCACGGCGTTGCATTTCCTGCTTGAGCGTGGCCTTGATCGACGTGAAATCGTCGGCGTAAAATAAGGCGTCTTTTTCTACTGCCATGGTTTATCCTTTCACTCGGACGCGGATGCGACGCTCATCGATGCGGCTGTCGCCCTCGACTGCGTATCCGACGACAGAGATTGGGTTGATGTATTCGCCAACTTTGGCGGCTCTGCCCACTCCGGGAAATTCCGAAATAATGATGGTGTCGCCGGGCTTGATGCTGCCGATGACCTTGGTTTTGACACGGCCAGCAAGGCTGACCGGAATATACTTCTTTTCGTTGTACTTGTAAGGATCAGCGCCCTTCGGAGGCGTTTCGCCACCAATCAGCGTTGCGTACTCGTCCGAGTGAACTCCAACGACCAGCTTATTGTTCACGCTGGCTTTGACATATCGCTCTTTATCGCTGGAAAGATCAAGAGCGATGATGTCTCCGGGCGATGTTTCTGCTCCCTTTGGCATAAACTCAGCATAGTCGTTATAAACGGCATGGTACGTTTTAGCTCCAGTGACGTATCCAGTTGCGGTGATATTCCCACCTGCGGTAATGTTTCCACCTGCGGCGACATTGTTTTGGGCCGACACGTTTTTCTCACTGTAGATGTCGTCGGTCGTTGTCACTTTACGCAGGGACGCGGTGCCGCTATTGGCTGCGCTGCTGTCGATAAAGTACGCGGTATTCCAAAAATTCACCCGACCGCTAAAAATGCCACCAGATTTCGGCATAAAGTTCAGGACGATATTTCCATTCTCGTCCGGTCCCTCCCCGTTTACGCTTTTGATGACATTGGAGAGGTTCTTCAGCTGCTCCTTGACCCAGTTTTGGATTTTATTAAAGAGCGGCTCATGGGCATCCTCATCATTGTCGTGATCTTCGAGGTCCTTCGCGGTTATGTTGATGAGAGATTTGCTGATAGCTGCGCTTACGGTAGCGGTATTCCCGACGATAATTGGGATAGAGATTCCCTTTTCGATAGTTGCCGTTGTGGGTGGAGGGATAAATTCTGCGGTGTCATACGCGTTCTGGTAGCAATACAGAATATCTTTGCTTCGGTCGTTCGGCGCACTGGGGTCGGCTGCAAAAACGCCGATTTCTCTCCAGTAGAAGCCGGTGGAAAGATTCTGATTATTGAAGCTGGCCGAAACATTGACGAATTGATTGTTCTCGTTTTTGACGGCGGCATTGATGGTGGCTTCTTTGTTGACCAGCGCGGTCATGGAATCAATAGAATCGGTGATAAAGCCGCTGCCCATCTGAATTGTGGTAAAAATGATTTTTTCGCCTGCAATGTTACGAGTAAGCAGCGCCTTGCCCGCCGTAGTGAAAACTGGTGCATTGAACATTATCTTGCGCCTCCTACTCTGCGGTGATGGTCACATGGTTTATTGCGGTCAGGCCAATGCCGACCTTTGCGTTTACGGTTGCCTGTTGTGTCACGTCCTCGATGATCATGGGATTGAGCCGGATGAAGTCTCCGGTGTGCACCCAGTGACCGACGTAGAATGTGGCTGCCTCAACGTCGAGCGTGCTGGAGATGCTGTCCAGCCACGAGGAAAGCCTCTTGACGCTCTTGAGCTGTCGCACGAACTCGTTCAAATCGTCAGGGCCGACGTTGGGGTTGGCGATGTTGATTTTGAAATGGTGCGGCTTTCCACCGTACTCGAACCATTCTTGCACGGTCCCACTCTGGAATACTGATGTGATGATTCTGCGGACGGCCATCGGAGTGCCAAGCTTCATGAAGTAAAGCATCGTATCGGCGATTAGGGCACGCTTGACATCGATGCTGTAGTTCGGACTGTATGCAGGCGTTCGGTATTCGGTTGCCATCAGGTCGAGAACTTCATCCGGCATCGACTCCAGCATATAATAGATCATGATGCTGTCGTTGTAGGCGCACCATTTCTGAATCTGACGGCAGACGGCATATGCGATACCCATGGCACTCACATCGTTTCGCAGACCTTCTGGTAAAATGTCTGCAGGCTGGATGTCCTGAAGCTTAATCATCTTCCAGACCTCCGTAGTTAGAAACAACCGCGCCGGTCAAAAGCGCCACTGCGGCGTCGCCGACTTGGGTGTAGGTTGGAGCCGTGAGGTCGACTCGCTTTGCGCCTGCGGCCATAATCAAGGAAACCAGCTTGGACGGATTGATGTCCCTACCAATTTTCCGCTGCCATAGAATGTATTCCTGCACCGCCGCAGTCACGGCAGCCTGAATTGAGACTGCACTTGTGGCATTGCTTCTGTCGATGTAGTAGGTCAGGGAAATGGAATACTTGACCTCTTTCGGGGAAGAGACGACGACCTTGTCCGTCATCGGTCTGATACCGTCATTCCTCAGAAATTCCTGAAGGGCGTTAATGGTTTCTTCTCCGGGAATGGAGCCGTCAGACATTAAGAAGGCGATGTCAACTTCTCCGGCCTCCTGATCCGAGTTTGCGACCACATCTCCGATTGCGCTGGAGTAGGTTTTGGCCCAGTACTTGTAGCCGCCACGCGGACCTGCGGTGGAATAAGATTCTGGTGCAAGCCAGATGCGCTCCTGATACGACTCATCGCTCTCAGTGTCTGCGCCGCCATCGGTTTCGCTGACATTGGAAACGCTTTTGACATACGGCAGCGGATCAACGATTTCCGAAACCTCGCCGGTGGCGAGGTTGTTGCCTGCACTGCCGACTTCCACGCAAGTTGCCGGAACGTCTACAAAAAATGCTTTAGCGGGAATCTCTGCATACTCATCGGTCGCAAAAAAAATGGAATTCAGCGCCGCTGCACGCGTGCCTTGCGGGATCGGAGTTGCAGAAGACCTGACGGTTGAAACCGTGAAGCGCAGTGTCGTTGTGGCGGCACTGGCCGGGTTTCTCGTGACTCGGCGAAACCTTCCAAGGTGATCCAGAAAATCCGAGTAAGACCACTTCAAGAAATTCATCTTTCCGGCCTTATCAGTACACTGCAAACCCTGATGAATGGCATTTGCGCAGGCGTATAAAATCATACGGTCACGAGAGACGCGGGCGAGCTTCACGGGGCCGCCTGTCGCCTTGGAGACATATGCTTCGTAATCTTCGACCATTTCGCCTCGGACATCTGTGACGGTTTTGTTGTCGATGAACGAGACGTCCGGCATATTTTTGATGCTCTCAGGCATCGGTCACCACCACCTTTGGAGAAAGATGTCCATCTACGCCACCGGTCCATGTGATTTCTACGATGGCCAGAGACGGGATGTACTTGGAAATTGCTTCGGTGATCTGCGCAGCGTAAAGGCTGCGCACGACTCCGATTGGTCGGTCGACAAAGCTAAAATCCAGCCCAAGATCCCGATCAAGCGGGATGCTGCCTTTTCTGGTCGACGTCAGAAGGCGTAGCTGCTGGAGAAGGTGTTGCTTCTTCTCGTACTCGGTCTGTCCCTCGTACTCGAATTCGCATTTGGATAAGTCAAGCAGAGACGTCATTCAGGATATTCCTCCAGCGTAATTGAAACAGTGGCTTTCACCAAGGAGCCGTCATTGTACACTTTATCCCATGCCTCAGATACAGATGCCAGAAGGAACCTGTTCTTGCTGATCGGCGTATCTCCGATGATGAGATATTCGACTTCTCCTTTTTCGGCCATATTTTCAAGGCTTTTTAGAACTGTTCTGGGACGGACGCCGAGATTCGCAGAAAGATAAATTTCCAATGCAGCCCCTCGTGCGTCTGCGCCAAGAAATTCTTTTTTGGGCTTGCCACCAAGGTGATCATGGGATGCCCAGCGCCCTTTTATCTCTTGTGTGAGCTTTTTGAATGCAAAAACGCTTTTCTCGCTCACCTCAAAGACAACCGAGGATCCGAAAGTTCCAATCATTCAAAAGCTCCTTTACTGCGGCGCACCAGATACGCCGTGCGGTGTTGTATGGGTATGGTGTGCGACAGAAATACCGCTTGCCGTTGCATCCTGCGCCACGGTCATGCTGCCGGTGACGGAGGTGCTGGGGGCGTCGATAGTCGCAGAGGCTCCTTTTGCCGTGAAAGATCCAGACGCTTCTGCGGAGATTTTCCCGGCTGCTTTCATAATGATGTTTCCGGTTGCGTTAAGCAGAATGTCCTTTTCTGTTTTCACGGTGGTGTTTTCTGCCTCGATGATAAGGTTCTTGACGTGGAGCGTCATCGTTTCGTTTTCCTGTTCCGCAAAACGGAGATAGGCTTTACCGGCTTCGTTGTGGAAGTCCTTCCGATAAAACCCTTTCCCATTTTCCGGGGGAACCCGCTGCTCTGACCATGGACGTCCCATGACCACGCCCATCTCTGTTCCGTTGGACAGATGTAGGACGAGAACCATATCATCGACCTCTGGCATCAGATATTCAAAAGAGAGCAGCGGGATAGGGCGGGTGACGGCGTCGTCCTGATCTTCGTAAACCACACGGACCATACCGCTTTCATAGTCTACGGAGGAGATTTTTCCGACGCGGATCTCATTGCTGTCCATCTGCTGCTCTCCTTTACTCAACGAGGGATGCCGCCACGGAGACCGTGCTGCCGTTGTTGGCATCCACCTTGTTCGACACGTTGTCGAGATAGTATTTTCCGCTCAATATGCCAAGACCTGTCACATCAATGCACTGAGTCGATACCCATTTTGCATTGCCAATCATCGTAAAGTTGAGCTTGATGTGGCCGTGGTTTGCGTTGCTGACAAGAGCCTTGATCTTTCTTTCGGCGTCTGCGGCACTGTCGGCCTTACCGGATTTCTTCAGGATGCGATCGCCGCTGCCAACCTTGGCCACAATTTTTTTGCTGGTCTGCGGGTTGGTGTAGGTGTACTCTCCTCCTGTGTAGACCTCAGACATGGACGGGCCGCCATCCCAGCTGTCGAATTCTGAAGCATCCACCGTGTCCACGGCAGCCTTTTTCTTGTATGCCTCTCGGTCGTAGACGACCAACTTGTGCGAATAAACCTTGACCTGAAGGCCATAGCTATTGCATAAGGTTGTGAAAAAAGTACAGTCGTTTTCCTTTGACTGCTCAACGCTGGAAATAGAAAAGCTGGAATCGGAAACATCCCATGCAAGAGAAATTCCGGCACGGCTTGCAATGTCCTTTCCAATTTCTTGGATGGTAACATTTTCCCACGTTTTGGTACGCTCAGTTTTTGAAAAGCCCTTATCTGCCGGAGTTGATACTGCAGATAGCGTACCGGACACAGGCCACCCTGAAAACGACGGGTTATCCAGAATGAATTTACCGCAGTCCAGCGTGACGTCCTGCGCACCATCTTTTTCCCAGTTCGAGAGAGCGATGGTTGCTGAAACGGTTTTTCCTTCACCGGGGTACCAGTCTGTTAGCCAGCGTTTCTCGCCGCCGGATACTGCAATATCTAAGCTGTCCGCTTGACCGCTTGCCGGATCCGTGTAGGTTACGCTTGTGACGGTGTCCCGCTGCTCTGAATCCATCGCTTTCCCGTCGATCTGGATGCTGACGGTCGCGCTTCTCGCTTTCATGAGGTCCTCCAGTCAGGCGCGGTTGTGACAACCGGCTTGTCGGGCAGCGCCGGGGTGTTTACCACGACGCCTGCATCAAAAATAAAAGTGTCCAGCAATGGGAAATTTGCCTGCATTAAGTATGTGGTGTATTCCTCTGACCCATATACTTTACAGGCAATCATGTCCCACATATCGCCTTGTTTTGTAGTGTACGTCAGGCTGTCCATTTTCCTCTCCTTTATGCAGGAGAAAAGCCTTTGCGCTTTTCTTCAGCTTTGAGCTGCCGATAGAGTTTTTTGAACTCCTCGAAGGACAGGCGCATGGCCTGTCTTACCTCTTGGGCATTTGCGCCGCCGGTGAAGTACATTGTGGGTGAAAAATGAATTACGTCCCCGCCAGTTCCTGCACCTCCGCTCTGCTGACTGCCACGGTTCAGTGCGAGGTATCCTTTGATCATATCGGCCAGCTTAGAAAGCGGCAGAACCGCTTCCGGCTCCGCACCTTCGCCGATCAGCGCCGTTGTGGGGGCGGTTGCGATGCCGCCAGCGGCCAGAGCCGGGATGGTCGGGATGGTGCCCAGGCTGAATCCGATTTTTTGACCTCCAACTACAGGCACCCAGCTAGGAACGGTCAGTGAAATGCCATTGATTGCAGAAATCATCTGGTTTACTCCTCCGATGATTCCATTGATGAATCCGATCGCTCCGTTTGCCATTCCCTTGAATATGGAGACGACGCCGGTTCCGAACTCGCCAGCTTTTTCTTTTACCAGATCCCAGTTGTTATAGAGAAGGACGCCTGCTGCAACAACCAGACCGATTGCTGCAACGATTGCCAGCATGGGGAGGTTCAGTGCCGTCATCGCCCCGGCGAGAGTAAATGTACCGGTTGCGCTGGCTGCGCAGACAACCTTGTAAATAGCCATCGCTGCATTATAGGCGGTCATTGCCGTAGTGGCTACTTTGTAAGCAATGACTGCCGCCGTAATGCCAGCCCCCAGAGCTATCAGCAGAACGCGATGTTCGCTGACCCATTGGGCGGCCTGCTGCGCTGCAGGGATAAGCGTTCCTGTTACATAGCTTCCGGCAGCTTCCAGACCGGATTGTACGCGGGGAAGCGCAGCGTCTGCCAGATCCTTAACATATGGTATGATTTTGGTGCCGATTTCTGTCAGGAAGTTTGCACCCAGATTTTTAATCATCTGAATATCGTAATCCAGTGTATCGGTCTGCTTTTCAAACGCCGCATTTGCTGCGCCGGTCGCAGTGTACATTTCGGCGGTCTTTGCAGTAAGATTCTCGGACTGAGCGCCACACATGGCCAGCACGGCGGTCTGAGCCTCGGTAGAGCTGAAAAGCTTTGCCATGGCCTGCTCGTCACCGTGGACAGTGCCCTTCAGGGCTTCGAGGGTGCCTTGGAATCCGAGGCTCTTGATAGCTGCATCTGCCGTAGAGAACCCGAGCTTCTTCAGGGATGCAGCCATGTCCTTGGACGGAGTCATCAAACCGGACAGAACAGCTTTATACTGGGTGGCGACCTCCGCAGTGCTGCCGGTTACGCCAGTCAGAGTAGCAAAGACGCCGTACAATTCTTCCTGCTGAACATTCAACGCAGAAGAAAGCGGGACAACTTTGCCGATGCTGGATGCCAGTTCACTGAAGGAGGTCTGACCGAGTCGAACGGTCGCAAAGGACAAATCAGCGACTTTCTGCGCAGATTCTGCAGAAACATCGTTGTAGCCCTTCATTACTGCTGAAAGCAGATTCACGCTGTCCGTGGTGGTCGCATTGCCAGCCGCCGCCGCTTTTGCAGAGGTTTCCAGAATGCTCATTGCATCCTTGCTGTCACCAAAAGCGGAAATGACCTGATACATACCATCGGTCAAATTTGCAGTTTCGACACCGGTATCGTTGGACACCTTCAAAATGTCCTTGCCGATTTCCGCCGTTCTAGCTGAAATTTCCGCTTCGGTTCCGGTCAACAGCGTGGAGACGTTGGCGAGCTGCTTCTGATAATTGATGCCGGATTTCACAGCGGCGACACCGGCAGTTGCGACCGTGGTGGCTGCCGCAATGGACGCACCGGCCACCACCTTGCCGACGGCCTTGGCGCTCTTGTTGAGCTGGGCAAGGTTTTTATCTGCGTCGGCGCAGGCTTTTTTTAGGGAGCTGTCCTGCTTGGCTCCGATTTTGAGCATAAGCTCATAGGTTTTACTGTTTTTGGCCACTCTGCGCTTTCGCCTCCTCTACGCACCGGTTATACGTCTTGGCCATATCCGAAAGTTCGTCGATGGTCAGGCTTTCAAGAGCGACGACGTCAGTGCTGAGAGCGATGGACAAATTCACGCAAAGCTCGCGGATGACGTCCGGGGTTAGTCCACTCCATCCGCTCCGTACAAAAAACCCACGATGGACGTTTTGAGGGAAATGGCATCCCGGGCAGGGAGGCCATCAAAGAATTCGAGCGGCTGAGAAAGAACCCTGCTGGCAATCAGGAAGGTGTACTCCATGTTCGATTCCAGAGTCGCCGGGTTGGTTGCCGGATAAAGCTTCATGTACAGCTTCGCGGTACGCTTCAGGTCGCCTGCTTTGAGGCTTTCCAGACCGTGAAGGTCCAGCTTCTCGAAGGTGGAACCGCCGAAGGTGTACGGCCTCGTCAGTTCCAAGACGAGCGGATCTTCGTCGTCATCTTCGTCATCAACCAGCGTTGCAGCAGAATCGACGACATCGAGATCGCCGTACAGTGCGGGATCTTCATAGTTGGGATTGGCCGTTGCGACCGGCTGGCTGGTCACATCCTGAATGTGTGCGTTCATGTCAATTCCTCCTTAGCAGTTTGCTTTGATGTGGGCGAGCTGATCAACGCCCCAAATCTTGTAGGTCGGATTCACCTTGTCCAGTTCGACAGCAGTCACGCCATCAACGATGATCATGATGGCGAGGACAGTAATAGACACGCTGGTTCCGGTGCCGCTGCCATCTTTGAACGAGCCGCCTTTGAGGTTGCCGCCACGGCCACGAATGACCACGCGGGTAGGCTTGAAGACGATGTTGCCGTAAACGTCGAGGCACTGCGCATCGCCTGCAAGGGTGATTGTCTTGACGCTCAGCATATCCATCAGGTCGAGAGCCTCTTCGTCCAACACCCTGAAGGGGATTTCCACCTTCATATTGCCGAAAGCGCCGACAGTCGGGTCATCAAATTCGCCCAGAAATGCGGAGCCGGAGACCGTATCGGAAATCGGCTCAAAATCGGGCAGTGTGACTTCTTCGCCGACGCCCATGAGGCGGCTGAAGCCACTGTACACGTTGTACTTGGTCAGCTTAGTAGGAACGATTTTTGCCATTTATCTCACTCTCCTTTCAGGGCAGAGTTCAAAGCGTCAACGTCGAATTCATCGATGTTTTCAATGTACTGGGCCGGGACATAAGGTGAAATATAAGTGTGCGTGGTCAGGTGTCCCGAAATGATGTCCGTTTCGGTGTTTTCGCTGTCCAAGAAAACGCACTTGTAAGCGGCAAGGTAGCCACGGGCAACATAACCGTTGCCAGTCATATTGCGGCTGTCCACGATGGTGCGGATCAGCTGCCGGTTATAGTTGCGATCAACGTGCTGGCTGTAGGTCAGAATGAAATTGTTTGCATCCCAGTTGAACATACGGCGGCAGTTGATCCAGTAATCCTTGGGGTCAGTGGTCCCGGGGTATGCTGCGGTCTGGTTACCCCAGATTACATAGCCATTGGCAGAGTTGATGGCGGTCACGATACCCTGTGCGTTGAGGATGTCGTTTGCCTGCTGCTGATCCAGAAGGACAGATGTGCCGTTTGCCAAAACGGTGCCAGAAATCTTGGCGCTCAGGTTGGAGGGCGAATCATAGGGAACGTCGCCGTGATCTGCGTCTGTGGCGGCAAGCAGTGCGCCGCATACGGTCGACATGAAATACTGTTTCGTTCCGATGACGGCTTTCGGCCAGAAAACGATGGTCCGAATGTCCGTTGCGCCGAGTGTTGCTTTTGCCTTTTTGCAGTCGGTATAGACGGTAGCACCAGTTTCGTCAGCGGCAATGTCCACCAGTGCCATGCACTTGAAGTTGCCGTTGAGGGCGTTGGTCTTTGCACTGAGCGCTGCTGCGACGACGGCATTGGAAGACCATCCGGGTGCGAGCAGGCTGCCCGGGATGAGACCGTAAAGAGGATAAATGCGACGAACCAGCTCGATGCCGGTCTCCACACCGGTCTTGGCATTGTACCCGCCGACAACGTCATTAGCATTGACCGCCTGCGGGTCAAGGGATGTGCTGGAAACCTTGAGCGTGTTGTCCGAGGGGATGTCGGTCAGCAGAGAAATGCTCAAGGCGCCGCCATCAGAGAACTCTGCAACATAGTCGGTCCAGCGCTCCAGAGTTTTGCTGCCAGACTTCACGGTGAGAGTATCCAGCAGGACATACTTCTTGCTGTAAACTGCGACGCCGTCTGCAGAAACCTGAATAGATTCCTCAGCATTTTTCTTCGTGTGAGATGTGTTGGAAGGGTCCAGCACGTTGATGAAAATGACCGGTGCGTTGTTGAACACGCGGAAGTTGAAGTCCATTGCCTCGCACAGGGTAAACTCTTTGAAATTCTCAGAGTAACCGAGCTGCTGCTCGCAAGATGCAAAGTCATAGCAAACAATGGGCTTTCCTACGGTTGCGTAGGGATCACTGGCAAGGTGAACCGGTGCGGTGCCGATATACACCTGAAGGCCAGCACTTGCGGTGATGGGCGAAACCAGCGACGTGGACTTTTCGCTGGAATATGCGCCATGATTAAAAGAGGCCATTATTTTTCTCCTTTCCGGATGTATTCCTGCACCATTTTGTATGCAATGTAAAGACGTCCGTTCTGAGCCTTGAGCTGCTCCTGAGCGTCAGGCCATCCAGACGGTGTTACAAGGAGCTGGCGCAGAGCGGGAATTTCCTTGAACTTGTCCTCAAGGGCTTCGGGCAAACCATCGATATAGGTCGTACCATTGTAGGCGACTCCGGGAATGGTCGGCCCGATATAGACGAGGTTTTTCTTTTTAGAAACTGCCATCGGATGGCACCTCCTGATAGATAGGCTGCGCATTTTCGACCTTAAAGGCAACTGCTCCAATGTAATACGGATGCCTCGACGTATCGCTGAGGCTCCACTTGATTGGATATTTGCATTCATAGTGACGGTCAGAAATGTACGGATTTGATGTAAAGCGAAGAACAATTCGCCGGATGATGCTCATGAGATCATCATTTCCGGTATGTTCTGGCGCATTATTCCAAATCCGAATTCCAAGGCCGACATCCGTTTCTGGTAAATCTCCCGCTTCTGCAATCTGCCCGGTCACCGGGCAGACTGCAATGAAGGGTTCGTGGCGGTTTGTTGCTCCAGCCATCTGCACGGGGAGATCGTATTTGAACACCTGAATCTGCTCCAGCTTCCCGGTAGGGGCCAGAAAGCATACTCCTTCAAAGAGTTTCTGAAGTTCTGCCACGAGGGCATCTTCGAGGGGTTCTGCTGTCATAAGTCCTCCTATTCAAGAGCTTTTGCGATTTGTTTGTCCAGCTCGCTGTTGAGCAATTCGAGAGCCAGCGCCTGCGCCGCATCCACGCTGTCCTTATTTCCGAGCATCTGGGGGACTGCCGGGGACAGCAATTTCTTGATCTTGGTGATGTCAATTTTGCTGCCGTATTTTTCGATACGGGCGGATGCTCCTGTCGATGTGTACTTCTTTCCGGACTGCCTCTGAACGATGGCAATGTGGCCGCTTGAAAAACGTGTCACAAATGCTTTCATCCCATTGCTCTCCAGCGGACTCATGGAGCTGCTATTGAGGACTTGCGCTGCGGCGGCTGCCGTGTCACTGTTGGGCTGCGTCATAAAATCCATGATGTCACGCATTGCGCCCTTCGACACGATAGTGGCAGAGTTTTCGCTGGTGTTGGTTTCGATTTTACTCTCAGCTTTTAAGACATCCGGCTTGCTAAGAGCATAGCGTTTGCCGGTGTCTTTAATTAGACGGTTTCGGGTCTTTCGGGCGGTGGATGTGAGAGCCTTTTGCAGAATCTGCGGAGCAGCAAGCTGATCCGGGAGTTTCTGAAGGCTCCGCATTACTTTTTCAAGTTCAGCGTCTATGTCCACGGTCACGAGCAGCTCATCGCTCATGTCCTCACCGCCTCGATTTCAATGGCATAAATCCCCGCTTCTTCGGTGGCGGATTTCACGCGGTACAAGTCCGCATCGAGCTGAAGAAAGGAATCAGGATCCGGGCGAACGTCAAAGTACGAGGCTGCAACATACAAAAGCCGCCTCGAATAGTACAGGCCAGAAACATCTGCGTTCAGCAGGTGCGCTTTGTCACGTTCCAGAAGTTCGTTGTCGTCGATAATGACGGGCATTTTTTTCCCGTTGATTTCGTGAACCTCTCCGAACTCATTAGAGTTCAGGAATACAGATTTGTTGTCCTGCTCGATAGCGCTTTTGAACGTCAGCCCCATACCTTACTCGCTTTCCTCAGTGTTGGCGTCTACCTTAACGGATGCGATGGCATCAACCAGCTTTGCCTTGGTAAGCTCTGCAACATTATCGATGCCGAGATCTGCCGCGAGCTTCTGGAGTTCCGCCTTGCTCATGCTCTCCAGATCGTCGCGGTTGAAGGTTCCGGTTACGGTGCCATCGCCGTTATCCTCTGCGGGGTCGATAGTCAGACACTCGACACCGGGCACTTCGCCGGGGGCGAAGTGCTGAACTGCATAGCCGACATGGACGAGGCGCTGAATTTCTTTGTTGTCCGCAGAGCAGTCGATAATATCGCCGGGTCGGTAGCTTTTACCGCCAACAGTAACAGCGCTGTTTGCAATGAGAGTCATAGCGGTGCCTCCTTAACCGATGCAAACCTGAACAGTCGCATCTTCCGATTTGGCTGCTGCAATCGCCCAGCCTGCGGGGATGGCACTGCTGGCAGTGGTGGTGATTTTGTCCGTCGATGCGTTGTAGTAGACGGCGGCACCGATTGCGATGGCACCGGTAGCCTTGGGCATGGAGAAGACGCCCTTGACGTGCAGACTGCCAACGGAAGACGCTGCAATTTCGGTACCCGCAACGCCGATGCGGGTGGTCAGGCTTACGACCTGACCGGCCTTGATGGTATTGCTCGTACTATTGATGAAGTCAATGGTAGAGCCGGGCTGCTGGTAATTTGCAATCATTTGCTCGTTCCTCCTGTCTTACAGAGTGGGCAGCTTGATGCCGGGATTCTTCACAAAGCTGCGATAGTCCATGACGGTGATGCCCCAGTCCAGCCAAATATCCCAGACAAAGCCCAGCTGGCCAGTGGTTTCGCTGCGACGGAAGGTGGGAGTTTCCTGACCGTTCAGGTAATCGACCTGAATGCCTGCGGTTTCGGTCTTGCCAGCGGCAAGGAACCACGGGCAGGCACCATCGCCAGCCAGAACATTCAGCGTTGCATCCTCGACGATCTCAATGGGATAGCGATAATTGTACAGCGGGTTGATTGCCTGCGTATTCTCGCTGGTCTGGATGGTGGGGCTGCCGAAAATGGTCTGAAGGGTGAAGCCATACCCCACGGGAACCACCAGAGTCTCAGGGGTCAGGTTGATGGCTTCACCGAACTGGTCCTCCTGAATCTGCAGGCGCTGGATCATGCTCTGAATCGCTGCGCCAGACGGTGCGCTAGCGGTGGACATCAGGTTCTTGTGATCGGTGTGGAAGAAGGTCTTGCCATCATAGATTGCACCGTTGTTGTACAGGATGGAGTAGACCATCTTATTGATCTGCTTCTTGCTCTTGGCGGCGTACATGCCGGGAACCTCAGACAGGAAGCCGATGTCATCGTTGATGAAAGCCTGACGGCTCATGCTGAACTGGCGACCATAGGTATCCAGCTTGCGCTGCGGCAGGGTCGCTTCCTGATGGGTATCAGCCTTCAGCTCGCCGTTTTCCGGTACCAGCAGCAGGTCGCCAACGCCGCCGATCAAATAGTTGTGACCGTCCGTGCGCTTGAAGTCGCGCAGAGTGCCCTTGCGAGTAATCTTCTCGAAGGTGGTCGGCACATGGCTGTACATGTGGACGATGCTCTTATTGATAGCCTGATCCATGATTGCGGGGAACGCTGCGGTGGGATTATGGAATGCGCGGGCCAACTCAGTATAAATGTCGTCAGGAGCCATGCGCAGGTAATCATTTGCGCTCTTGCCATTCTCGCGGCTCAGGCACTCGATGCCGATGTCCCGCAGGCTCATGCCCGCAAAATTCCGAGCGCCATCCGCAGCCTGCGCAGGAGCGTTGCCGCTGCGAATCATCAGGCCATCAGCTGCGGCTGCACGGAACTTATCCTGCTCGTCCTCGGTCACATGGATGCCGGTGCGGGCGGGCGTGCCGTTCTGAATCATGCTGTTCATGATAGCTTCGCGGACCTGATCCAGCGTCTGGCCGCCGGTGATGTACTGCTGAGGGTCAGTGTCGAAGTTGCGACACAGGGTGGTGATTTCGGTCACACGCTGACGTTCTGCGGTGCGAGCCTCTTCAATCTGCGCCTGACGCTCAGCTTCGGCTTCTGCTTCCGCTTCAGGACGCAGGGCCTCGATCTCAGTCTGAAGCGAGTTGAACTCGCGGGTTTCTTCCTCGGTCATGTCCCGACCTGCAGTGCGGGCGGCTGCGAGGATTGCCTGCTGACGCTGCATCTTCTGCTGCATCAATGCTCTTTTGTTCATGCTGTACCTCCTGTTAGTGGTTTTTATTTGCCGTGATGCAACTCTCAAAATATGAGAGTGCCGGGCGTTCCGCAGCATCAGGCTGCGGGCCATCCTCGCCGAGTTCACGGCCAACACCGACCGTTGCGTCTGCGGGGACTGACACAATGCTGATCTCGTAGGGCATCCATTTCTTTGCGACATAACACGGGCCGGTGAAACGGCCATCAAGGGACTTTGCTCCCTCTTTGACCGATTCGTAATTGGTCACGCGATAGCCGACCGAGACGCCCTTGAGGGTGCCGCTGGCAACCTTGGCTCTGATGATTTCGCTGTCTGCGTCATCATCAAACTTCACGGTCGCCATGCCACGGCCATTTTCGATCCATGCGCGGAGGATCGTTCCGATTACCTTGTCTCGGTTGTGGTTATAAAGCAGAATGCCAACATCCTGCATACGGCTCATGTCAACCGCTGCGGGATCGTGGTCGAGGATTTCCGCTCCAAACCACTGCTGACAGGGTTCCTCGGAGCTAAAGCTCAGATCAAATGTGCGATTTTCTTTGTCGTCATCAACGGCGCGGATGTTTATCCCTGCTGCAATGAAGTCCCGCTGCAAGCCTTGGTTACTCGTCGGGAGTTTTCGGCTTGACGGGTTCTTCGGTACTTTTTTCGGCACTCTTGGAACCTCCAATCTGAATACCTTTTTCTTTTGCGTAAGCTGCGACTTCAGCCATATCGTCGATTTGCTCTTTCCAGTCGCAGCCCTGCTCTGCGGAAATTTGCTTGAAGCTCTTAATCCCAGATTCCAAAGCTGTTTTGTTTGCCCCTGCCTCTTTCTGAGGGTCAATCCAGCGCTTCGGTGAAGCCGTCCATTTATGCTCCATATACTTACTGGGCTGTCTCTTATACACATCTGACGCTGCCGACGAAG